GTTTGGACACTATGTTATAATGGCCATTTAGGTGAAAAAGGTTTTCTACTATCTTTGGATCCTTCAGCATGTCCCAATCAGGTTCCTGTATCATCAGTTCAACCAGTTCCTGTTCTGATTTAACATCTTTGTAGATGTTCACGTTAAGGCAGTCTATCTTGAAGTAACCCCTGTCCTCTGCCTGTTTGTAATCTAAACTTGCGTGTCCAGTCACAGGATGTTCAGGCACAGCATGGAAGTACACTCCCGTCTTGTGTTTCTCACTCTTGCCATCTTTGATTATTGATGCCGGAGTGTGTTTGAATAACTTCAATGTGTTGTCCCTGTCAAAAAAATCTATGTCTACATCAGGCATTAGTGTACACTCCCTTTGTCTTTCTCTGCATGTTGTATCATCTTATCACGCGAGCCAGGTTGTAATACTTCCAACACATCAAGCAGTTTCCTGTATCCTTCTGTTTTCAATATGTCCTTGTCAACTTTTGGCATTATCACTCTTCCTATGGATCCATCCTCTTTTATTATAACAGCACAGTCTCCGTCATCAAACTCCAAGTTATCAGACACTTCTAAATCTATCTTAGACAATCTTGGCCTCCCTTGCTGTGTCCTGTACCAACATGTGATCCGCTGGATAACTTTTTAACTTGCTTGGCCAGAAACTTGGATTTATGAATCTTTCAATCATTTGTAATTGTTCGTCGTTGAATGATTTTAACATCCTTTTGCCTGCGTTGCAACCAAGCAACAGCCAAGGACTTATCTTGCCTTGCTGTATGTGTTGTACCGCTCTGTTCTTGTTCACCAGTCTGAAGTAGTCTGACCACTGTGCGTTCTGTTCCGTGGCCCAGTCCATCATAGTGGCTATGCTTCTCTGTAGTGCGGCCTCTACGGGTTCTGATTTCAGTGCCTCAATCAAGTACAACTCGTACAGGTCATCCCTGGCCCAATGATCCAGTTTCACTTTTGATTGTAACACATAGTCTATGTATTTCTCAGGATACAACGGGTTGACGTGCATTATGAATCTGCCAAACTTGACGAATGCGTTGTAGTATGAACTCTTGACGAAGTCGTCGTATGTTTTTGTTTTTGAATTGTGTTGGTGTATCTGATAGAATCTTTGAAACACCATGAACGCATTCACTACCCATTTTTCATCTCTTTGCAGATATCTCCTCTTGGGCTCGCACAGATGTACTTGTAGTGTACGTTCTTTGGCAAACTCCTTGCCACAGTATGTGCATTTATTTGTCGATGCCATGTGCCTCTATCAGTTCCTCTAGTTCTCGGTCTGTTATCACTTTGTCTAATGTCTCTAGGTCTGCTTCTTTCCACGTTGGATATATCTGTTGTAATTTCTTTAGACTCTTGTTTGGTACACGCTTCATTGGTTTGATCCATTGATGGAATTGTGTTGTTTCTGCTCCACACATAGCCGTCAGTATCCATAGCAGTTTCTTGTGTTTGCCTAATGTAAAACAGTGCTTGTTCACACATTCGTTTACCATCTCTATGTAGTGTTCTATGTAGAACGGATCCTTCGAAGACACATTGGAAACATATCTCATCAGCATGTAGGGAGAGTACAACGATTTCTCCTTGTCATCGATCCTGTCGAAGTAGTCCTTGTTCCTGAAGTCAACGGCCTTGAGTCCGTTCCTTAGATCAAAAAATTTTCTATTTTTTTCTGCTGGCATATTTTAGTGCGAACATCGTACAATCTTTCGCTGTTGCAAATGTTAATTTTAGTTTCTTGTTTTTGTGTTGTAAACCTGAAAATTGGAATTTGTGTTTCTTAATGAAGTCAAAGAAATTGTGCATCCAGTCTTCGTCCATCCACACTGCGATCTTGTTGCTGGTTATCAGGATCGGTGCGTCTATGGTTATTGATTTCCTACCAGACTGAACCATAGTCCACCTGTTCACACTGCCTTGATATATCCTTGACGAAGTAGGCACACATGGGTTTTGGACCATTGCTTAAAGGTACTGCCAACATCTGTCCTGATTTGATCTTTGGAAAATACCATTTCACTTCCGTGTATATGTCTACCACATCGATTGGATAGAAATCCGGTTTGGGACTTGACAACGGGTTGAATGTGAAAGCATCAAACCCTCGATCATTCAGACTTGTAATTGGTAACACATGCATCTCAGATTGTCCTGCTTCACCGATCAGCATCTTCCAATCTAATGGCATCTTGATCTTGTATGGTCCAATTTCCAATACCGCCGCCGGTGCATTGAAGCTCTCGAGAAATATTAACGGTATGTAGAAGAAGTCCGGGTTTGCGGGATCTGAATTGTCAAGCACTGCGAATCTCAACTTCTCATCTACCCACTCCGGTATCTTCTCTAATGTGTATGTCCTGTTATCCAGTGTAAGGATTTTCATAATTTATTTTTTCTATATTATACGGGTAATTGGCCTCTTTGTAAAACTTTTTCCTTGCCCCCAAGTGTCTTTTCGCAAACTTGCAACTGCTGGTGATGTCCCAGATCTGTACGCTGTCTTTGTCTTCCGCTTTCCTGATGCCACGTCCTATGCTCTGTATGACCCTGACAAATGACTTGCCTGGCTCTATGAGAACAAGATTAAAAATCCTAGGAATATTAATACCAACAGCGGCCACTCCATAAGTGGCGATAATAACTTTATTTGTTGCAGTAGATATTTCATCATATTGTTCCTTCCTGTCTGTGTTTTTAGTTGATCCAGACACGAACACCGCATCCTCGATCTGTTCTTCTAATATTTCTCCTGCGGATATCCTGTCTACAAGTATTAGTGTGTTGCCCGAACTTGATATATCCTTGATCGTGTTGGCCACCCATTTCATCCTGGTCTTGTCAGTTGTAAGCCATTTCAGTTCCTCTCCATAAGTTTTGAACTGCGGATGATCCTGCGTCTGGAGAACATTCACATGACAATTTGCCAACACACCCTTGTCTTGCAGTTCGCTGGCCTGTATCCTGTTTGACACGTCACCTATGCTACATTTCAATCCCATGAACTCGTAATCTGCTTTTGGCACAGTGCCCGTTAGCCCCCAACGTATGCCACAGTGTGCGAAAGGTCCTGTTAGTAATCTCTTCAGCACATCTGCCTTGGCCATGTGTACCTCATCTATGATCACTGTGTTGATACCTTGTATGGCTTCTAAAAAATCTGTGGTGTGTTCGTCTTTGCTTTTCTTTTCTAAAACATTCAGTGATTGCCATGTGGCTATCGTGTTGAAACGTCCCAGTTCCTTCCGGTCTCCGTAGTAAACACCAACATCTAAGTTACAAGCGATGAAATCCTCTTCGGTCTGTGTCACAAGACTCTTGTTTGGAACAATGGTCAGTGTCCTGCCATATGGTTCGACCAATTGGCACAAGGCCGCTGTAATAATGGTCTTACCTGCACCTGTGGCTATCTCTTGTATGCTCTGTGGATGTTCTATAAATTTGTTTATGGTTTCCACTTGATAGTCTCTCAATTCGATTGGCTGGCCCGCCGCTGGATGATTGTCAGGCCACGTTATGTGTGATAGATAATTTTTGTCTACTTGTTTAAATTCAAAGTTGTGTTGCTCCCTTTTGTCCTCAACATCTATGTACACTCCGCCCTCGTCTAGTATGGGAAGTATTTGATCAACTAGGTTTAGGTATGTTGTGCCACCTAACCCAAAAAATGATACCTTGCCATCCCACCTGCCCAGTTTCACTGCTGGTAGATGCCTTGCATATGGTATCTCATATTTGAATTTGTTAGACAATCTCTTACGCCATTCGAGGCTTAGGTTCTCGAACTTCACGTTCACCTCATCTTTTATTACTAGTTTACAACTGCTCATATTAAAGTTTTACTATTATGTGATCATGCCAATCCCAACTACTCGGTTGGTGATCACTATAATACAACTTTTTTGGAAGATTTTCAAGCATTCTTTTCAGGTTGTCTGTGCCCGTGGCGTAGTAACCACCACCTATTCCAACCAGTGATGCTTTTGGTTTTACTTTGCTCTTTATCAATGCCCTTGGTATTCTGTTCCTGACGAATATGATTTTTGTTTGTTCGTTGATTAATTTGAACTGTTTGCTCATTTGATGCAACTCGTATAGGTTCTCAAAGAATTCTTTTGACTTTTGGTTGTCCAACAGATATGTCCTTTCATTGTTGAAACGTTCCAGGTCCTTCTTGTAGATAGGTTCTTTGACATCGAATCCCCAACTGCATTCATTCAACAGGTCAACACCGTGGGCCTTGAACGCATTCATCCACTCCCAGAAATCTCTTACGTCGTCCTCCATGTGTATGTCTCCACTCACTGGCATGATCAATGGGAAACAGTTTAATTCGATGAGACCTTTGACCACT